CGGTGAAAGCTGCTCCTTCTTTAATATCCCAATCGCCTTCCAATAGTTGTCTTCTTTGCTGTTCAGGAAGGGATAGAAGCATTGCTTCATAATCTCCTTGAGCCGATAGGTAAGGGTTGTCTGTAAGTCGAGCAGGTATAAACCTACGTTTGAATAAGGCTTCTCCTGCTCTGCTATGTCCTGCAGGGTATTTAAGTTCTTCTCCTGTTTCAATATCTGTTGCATTAAATGTATTATTATAAGGTGCAGGGTCTATAAACATCTTCTTGACCCAATGATGCCCACGTCCTCCGGGGTTCGTTGTTGCTCTCATATACACTGGCAGATCAGATGATGTAGATCGTAAACGTGATCTCATGTAGTTCCAAGCAAACGGTGTAGCCCACTGTGTAAGTTCATCAAATCCTATCCAACTAAATGCCAAACCCTGATACCGTAATACATCGTCATCTCTATCTAGGTAAGACATCCATAGTCTAGCTCCTGACGGAGCAACCCACTGCATCTTTCGTTCTGACCACTTGATACCCTTCCAAATTTTTGGGTACAGTTCTTGACTTTTAAATATAAGCTCTCGTAGTTCCTCAGTTGTGTGACGCAAGAGTAAGCCACTAAACGAGGGATGTCCCATATAGCGTAGAGGGTCTGCAAGCATTGCGTAGGATTTACCACCCCCTGCCGATCCACCGTATAGAACTTCTCTTTCACTCGCTGCCAAAAACTCTGTTTGAGGTCCGTCATTAGGTTTGAATATAACATTACGAGCTTCTTCTATCGGTAAGAGTTCTGACTCAGGCAGGGCTACTCTCTGCTTCTTGCTTTGCCCCTGTTCTACTTTCTTCGATCTCTTCGGCTTTCTGGATCGCCTTTTGGGCATAGTCTGCCCATCTGCGTAGGCTGATAGCTTGGTTCTGTCGCTTTCGTTCATTCTTTAATCTTTTCATTAGACCTACATGAGATATATTTCTGCCACTATTTTTAGATAACCAGTTAGCAACCTCTCTGTAAGAATATTGTTTTATATATTTTCTTGCTTGTTCTAGTAAGTCTAACTCTATTTTTATAGGCTTTAGTAAGTTCTTATCTTCAGGGTCTAACTCATATCCGAATGGTATCGTTCTTGCAATACGTGGTATAGGCATCCACTCGTTATCGTCTTTTAGGTCAGTAGGTTGAGGTAACTTCCACGTACCCAATGATCTGTTTCTCATTCATTGTCCTTGGGTGGCATGAGCATAACACCACCTGTAGTTTCTACTTGTACTTTCTCAGTCTTAATTAAACCAGTTCTATCTAATAGTTCCCTAGCAGCAGACATTCTATCTCGTATACCTAACTGTGTTGGATCATCTAAACTACTTGTTATAGCCACTGCAGCCTTTGGTGCATTACGTGCCATATATGTTTGTGTAGCTTCTAGTATTTCTTCTTTCAAAGCTGTAACCATTTGAGAAGGACTTACCCCCTCTGCATATCCTGCAAGCTTTATAGCTGAACCTATATCTCCACCTGCCTGATCAAATAGCACATCTAAGAACTTCTGTTGTTTTTCTGTAAGCTGTCGTGTCATCTTTTCTTAAACTCTTTTGTAAACTTTATACCAAGATAACCTTTTTTTATATCAGGTCTTAGTTTTCCTCCCCCCACATTCATGTAGGGATCTGTTATACCTCCACCAAATCTTTTAAACTTAGATTTAGTTTTATTGGGATTAAAATTAAATAAAGATTCTGTATTAAACTTTTTACCTGTTATGTTATCTATAGAAGAATAACCATATTTTTTTCCATTATCCATATTAACACTTCCACCTTCTTCTAGCTTGTCGTAGTCTGCTGTTTGGGTCTTTAGCTGCCTTGGGAAACTTTTTCATCTGTCCTGCACTTCTAGCACAGTATGACTTTCTTCTGGCTGCTCTTGCTTTACTACTAGGTTTACTTTCTGTGACTGCTGTTTTTAAGTTGCCACCTGTTCGTCTATTGTACTTGGCAACTCCTTTGGCAGTCATACCTGCCCCTGACTTAGTAGGTCGCTTGTCCCCACTTTTAATAGACATACCTTTCATGGTATCTCTTTTTGTTTTGCGTACCTTCGATGTCATGTTGACAATTGAAAATGAGGACCATCAATGAACGGTCTACGTGATTGAGATCTTCTAAGGTCTATGTAAGCATTCATCGCTGCTTCCATTGTTCCGTCCCACTCAGCTATATTGTCTATATGCCATGCAGCTCCCCAACAAATTTTAGCTCCAGTTTTTATAGATCCTTCTTTCATAGCGTCTGCTATATCATCGTACATCACAATATCCCAACTTGGATTTTTGCCGTCATATGCCATTAAGTCTACAGCGTGTGATGTGCCATCAGCTTGTAAAAGGTGTTTACTACGCATTGTCTGTGATCGTCCTGCTTCGTACAGTCTCTTTTGTTCTGCTAGATCTCTGACTCCGTATATCACTCCAAAGTCTACAGAGGATAGCTTTATAGCTTCTTGTACTGTCTCTACAAGCTGTTCGTTTACACCTTGCAATCTACCCATACTTCTTTTTGACAAATGATATACCATAATCTCTCCTAGAATATTACTACTATAAATGTAAACAATACCATTATAGCCATCATACTATTTAGTAACCAACCTAATCTCATTTCTTCCTCATATTAAATAACTTGCTTGCAGACCGTGTGGCAAAACTAGCCGATACGATAGCTCCTAAGGCTATCTGATACCACTGTGGCATACCTGCCAATGCAGTAAATCCATCTGCTACTATGCCCCTGCCCCACTCACCCATGAAGCTCAATACCAGAGGAATACTGAATAGCAAAGTCAGCCATTCGTCCTTCCACGAGCTTTGGGATGCCCTCATAGCAGCTAAGTCCCAGTCAATCTCTCCTGTTGCTTCTTTCATCCTTATAGTAGCTTCAGCTTTTTGTATAGCTGTCTTGCCCTCTATATAGGATGACGCTAAGTTTGATACGGAGCTAAGTATAGTTCCTATCATTATACGCAGTCACAATCATCGTGGCACTTTCTATTCCACAAAGCACACCATAATCTTTTAAAATACTTTCTCATCGTTCTTCCCTCTCCATTATCTTGGGTTCTGCTTTCTCTGCCCCCATCCATATAGCGAAAGATCCTGTCATCGCCCCAGTAATCACGGATATTAGTCCTGCTTGTTGTGTAGTCAACTCTGGCTGACTCAAAGCCCATTCTATACAGCGTATATAAACTCCTGTCATCACTAGCATCATTAATCTTGGGAGTATTCGCCATCTGTCAAGTGTCTCTGGAGTCATTCTTTTTCTTATCTTTGAAAGCCGATTGGTCGTGTCGTGGATCTTTAGCTTGTTCTATTACCTTATTGATCCAATCTCCATTCTCTCCTGTATTGCGACAGTACTCACACCTATCGTCTTCGATGTGATGTCCACAAATATCACAGGTAGGTTCATAAAGCATCTAAATTACGTTCTTCGATAAACTGTCTAACATTCTTTTCAGGAACGCAAAGAACTTTTTGTACTGGTCGTGGTCCATATTCATTTAATAGTGCTTTCACAATAGAAATAGTGTTATCTTTTACGTAGTCTTTGCACTGTGTTGCAGTATGAAAGTGTCCATGCTCTTCTGGTTGTTGAAATATGAACACATCTTGTGTACCATCAGCGTGTACTCCTAACATTATGGCTACTGCGAACCAAGTTTCAGCTATCATGTTCAAAATATCCTACGTTATGTAACTTTTCTATAACTTCTCGTTTTCTTAGCGATGTTTTTAGGCTGTTTAACGAATTGTTTTCCTGCTGCTTTGCCTTTTCTTTTAGCTTTAGTTGTTGCTGCGTACTCTTGGGGTGATAGAGCTTTAATTGCAGCTGTTGGAAGATACCTTTCTCCAGTTTTGCTACTGGGCTTACCACTTTTTGTCCTCCATTTTTGTTTTGTCCATGATTTAAGACTTCTTTGACTTTTTGCTAGTGCCATGTTGTCTCCTTAGTTGTTCTTTTGCCTTCTTTGCAAGGGCAGCTTGCTGAGTTTTTCCTGCAAACCTAGCTCGTTGTTCAAGAACGGTGAGGATTTGGATCTTCCTCGCATAGGGTTTGTTAATCTTTTTAA